ACAGACGGACTTGCAGACGTAACTGCAGTATCCGCGAATGACATTATCGGCGGATATGACGTAACCACAGGAGCTACCAAGGGAATCGAAGCAATCAGAAATGTATATCCTAAGCTTGGAGTAATTCCCAGTATCCTAGCTTGCCCTAAGTTCGGCGGAGAACCATTGGTTGCTTTGGCACTTAGTGCAAAGACAGAGGATTTAAACGGCCTGTATTCCTGTGAGTGCGTGCTTGACCTTCTGTATAAGGCACAGGCAACAAAGCTTACTACTTATGCGGATGTTGAGACTGCTAAGAAGTATCTTGGCGTAACAAATCCTCATGCCATGGCATTTTTCCCATGCGTTAAGGTAGGCGGAAAGGTTTTCCACCTGTCTACCCTTGCTGCTTGTGCTATGGCAAAGTGTGATATGGACCATGGGGATATTCCTTACAAGTCTCCATCCAGTGAGAGTATCCCTGTATCTGCCACCTGTCTTTCTGACGGAACAGAGGTTTTCCTTGATGTTCCACAGGCAGAGCTTGTAAATGGCCTTGGTGTAGTAACCGCTATCAATGATAACGGATTCAAGCTTTACGGAAACAACACTACGGCTTATCCGAAGTCCACTGACCCAAAGGATAGATGGATTGCCTGCAGGAGAATGATGAGTTGGTACAGAAACCGCTTTATTCAGACCTATAAGAACAAAGTGGATGAGCCGGCCAACTATCGTTTGTCCGAAGCTGTAGTGGATTCCGAGAACATTTTCCTTAACTCTTTAAAGGCGGCAGGCATTATTGCAGGAGGAAGACTTAGCTTTGATGAAGCGGAGAATCCAAAGGAAGCAATTCTTGACGGAAAAATCGTATTCAGTACAAAGATTGCGTTCTTCACTCCGGCAGAATGGATTGTGGACCATATCGAGTTTGACCCAACTTTGATTTCTAGTGCGGTAGGAGGTAACAACTAATGGCAGGAAAAATCGGTATCAATAGTATTCCAGAGGTTTTAAACGGATTTAATGTGTACGACCATGACGGAGGAAAGCTTATCGGTATTTCCGATAGCGTTACCCTTGCTCCGTTAAGTATGATTACCGCTACCATTAGCGGAGCAGGCATTGGTGGTGAGTACGCTGCTCCTGTAATCGGACATACACAGTCTATGCAGCAGGAAATTCCGTTCAGAACGCTCTACCATGACATTACTAAGTTTGTAGACCATTCCAAGGTAACAGGCGTCACTTTGAGAGGTGCTATCCAAGTGACAGACCCTTCCACCGGAGTGACAGACTATTCCCAGGTAAGAGTTGTTGTCCGTGGAAAGACCCTTGAAATTAACCCGGGAAGTGCCAAGGTTGGAGAAGCTTTCAATGCAAGCATGAAGCTTGAAGTTATCTATATGCTTGTGGAAGTGGATGGAGAAAAGCTTATTGAGCATGACAAGCTCAATGAGATTTTCGTAGTGAACAACGAGGACATCATGGATAAAGTAAGGAGATTGTGCTAATGGCTAGTACAAAGAAAACGACTAAGGCAGAGGATAACTCTGCCTTAGATTTCAATATGGATGATTTCAAGTTTGAATTGGAGTTCCCCATTACCTTTGAAGGAACGGAGTACAAGGAGATTTCCTTAAAAGGCCTGTGGGATTTAGACTTGCAAGGCTTAACAGAGGTTGACAGGGAGTTTAAACGCTTGACTGGCGTTACTATGACAGCTAACACGCCTGTAGATACCCTGTATAGCGCATTGGTTGTGGCAAAGGCCAACGGAATGCCTTATGAATGGCTTATGAAGCTTAAGGCAAGGGATGCAATTAGACTTAGAACATCGGTATTTACTTTTTTTTACATGAGGGCATAGAGGAAGAAGGACTTAAAAAGCTTACGGCAAAGGTGGCAATGATTACCCACACGCCGATAAGCTTTTTTTATTCCATTCCTTTAGTAAATCTCTTTGATGAAATAAAGCCCATTATTGACGGAATAAAGGAGTATAGGGATGGCAAGTAAAGAATATAAGCTAGCTGTGCGAATCATGGGAATCATGGATGGTAGCTTAAGCAAGAGTGCGGCGCTTACAAAGAAGCAAATCAGAGATATTGCAAAACAAGCGGCCGCTCCCGGTATTCCTAGTGGAGTAAAACAGCTTGCGGAAAACGAGAAAATCCTTAATGCCCCATATAACGCAATGAAGAAGATTGGCAAAGCCGGAGCTGTAGCAATGGGAACAATCTCTGCAGCAGCATTGATGGCCGGAAAGAAAGCCGTTGATGTAGGAATGGACTTTGATAAGGCTATGAGTTCTTGGAAGGGAACTGCAAAGGCAAGTGAGGCAGAGTTTAGCCTTGCAAGGGAAGCTGCCTTGAAATACGGAAGAGAAACCACAAAGACGGCTACAGAATCCGCTAATGCATTGGAGTACATGGCTTTAGCTGGATGGAGCGTGGAAGATTCCGTAAAGGCTCTTCCGAGTGTCTTAAAGCTTTCCGAAGCTACCAACTTGGACCTTGCAAGAACTTCTGACCTTGTAACCGATTCCATGAGTGCTACGGGAGAGGTTATTGGCGAGAACGGAGAGAATTTACAAAGATTCCTGGATGTTGCCACTACAGCAAACAACAAATCCAATCAGACCGCAGAGCAACTCATGGAAGCATGGATTCAGACAGGCGGTGTATTCAAAGGCCTTAAGGTGGATATTGAGGATAGTGCAACTGCATTAGGCGTACTTGCAAACAGAGGTATCAAGGGTTCAGAAGCCGGAACAGCTTTAAACGCCATCATGATTAACCTTACTACAGGAGCAGGGCAAGCCGGAAAAGCCATGCAGAAGTTAGGAGTATCTGCATTTGAAAACGGAAAGTTCAAGGGCTTAAAGCAGACACTAACAGAGGTTAGAGACAAGTTATCCGGGCTTACGGAAGAACAGCAGAACTACTACAAGGCAAGAATTGGTGGGAAGCATCATATTGATGCCTTTACGCACTTACTTAATGGACTTGATGCTGTTAAAGACGGAAAGAATGAATGGGATGGATTGAATGAATCCCTAAGAACTGCTAATGGTTCTTTACAGCAGATGGCTGCCACAAAGATGGATAACCTGTGGGGCGATACAAAGATTTTACAATCCGCTATGCAGGACTTAGGAATCAAGGCAAGCGATGCCATAAACATACCATTAAGAGATGGAGCAAAGGCGTTTACTAATATGGTTTACGCATCCGATGGCTTCATCGGTAACTTGGAGGAGCTGTATCCGAAGCTTAAGCGTGGTGCAGAAGGCTTCGGAGAGTTTGTTAAGCCTGTACTTAAGATTGGTGAGTTCTTTGTAAGCAATCCGGAGTGGCTAACAGGAGCGGTAACTGGCTTTGCTTCCATGGCGGTATTCATGAAGGCTTCCAACGCAGTACCAAAGGGGATTGAGTCGATTGTCGGCCTTGTTACCGCTTTGGGCGCAAATCCTGCATTAGCATGGGCGACTGGCCTAAGCCTTCTTGCCGGAGGAATCATTGGAGTATCCGTGGCCATTGATAAATATAACGCCAAAGAAGGAAAGAAAGACCTTAATAAGCGTTTCGGCGATATGAAGCTATCTCTTAAAGAGCTAGGCGATGTTGCTATGGAGATTGTCGGAAAGAAAACCTTTGAAAGACTTTCCCAGGCAAGTAAGCAGTTATCTGCTGTAGGGCAATACAGCAAGGATATTGATAGGACAGCGGAAAGCTTACAAAAACTACAGCTTAGGCTAAGTGTAAACTCTGATTTCAATAAGGAAGATGCAGAGAAGCTTGGAACTGAACTTGAAAGCTTGGCTTCCGGAGTATCTAACCTTGTGTCCGAACAGCAGATTGCTATGCACTTCTCCATTCGTGGGCTTTTTGGTGAGGGTGATGCTACCGGAGAAGGATTGATAAAGCAGTTTGACGGAATGTATACAAGCATCCGTGGCGATGTTGAACGAATCGGAAAGCAATTAGGCGATGAGTACAAGAAAGCCATGGAAGACGGTATTATCACGCCTATAGAGCAAGAAACAATTAATACTCTAACAAAGCAGATGCTTGACCTTAAAGAGCAAGTAATGCAGGCAGAAAACAAAGCCAAGTGGGATTTGCTTAGCAACGATGTAGAGAACGCTCCTCTAACAAGCGAGTCTTTTGCTAACCTTGTGAATAAGTCCGGCGAATACGCAAAGGAAATGGAAGAAA